TTTCCAATCTGATTCTTTGACTGCTAATTTAAATGAAGGTCTTCTACCTACTACTCCTTTATACTCTAATAATTCTTTTTTACCTAATTTAACTTTACGAGTAAAGAATAATATTTTTTTACCTATATATCTTTTACCTGTGGGTAAATGAGTTATGGAGTATACGAATCCATAAGTGTTATCAGGAAAGTCAGATACTGTATCTACTTCCTGGTTTTGATATGTCCAATTGTTCATTATACGTCGAAATTGACTACTATTGTTGTATCCGTAAATTGTGAAATTGGAACTGGGAATGATAATTTTCCAACTGCTACTAATTCAGTGTTTTCATTATATAATCCAACACTAGTAACATAAGGAGTGAAGTACGATGCTGTAACAAACGGATAATATTCAACATTTAAACTTCCAGTTCCACCTCCGTTAGCAAGTAACGATGGATTTGTTGAGTATCCAAACTCATTTTCTAAAATTGTACATTTATATTGTTGTTCAAATATTGTTAATGATGATGAGAATTGAAATCTTATATTATCTAAAACTGGAGATGCTCCTTGAACTGCACCTGAATATTTAGCAAAACCTGATAAAATTTGACTATTATTACTTCCAGTAGTAAGTATAGCTATACCTTGAGAATAAAATATTTGACCTACAACTAAACTTGTATTTGTATCCCCACCTGATGAACTAATTGAACTACTTATTAGATTTCCTTCACCATCATCTTCTATAAGAAACCCATTAGGGAAAGTACTACTTGTATATTGAAATTTAAAAGTATAAGGCATTATTTTTTCACCAAATAGTTTTTGGGGTATTGATAATGTAGTAACTACACCGTTTGCACCAGAACCTGTAGGGTAAAATCTAGATTGAGTTAATGTCGATTGTAAATAATTTTCGAATCTTGGTGCTATAATAGGACCATAAAAATAATCATCTTCCCTCATTACCCCAGGAGTTACACTTTGTGTAGTTGCAAAATCACCTGTGCTTTGGGTTAGAAAATTTGTGTAATAAAGATGTTTAGCACTATTATAGATATTTCCTTGAGATGATGTAAAAACGAATCCCGTTGTTGCATCATAAGTAGATGTACCTACAGTTTGGTTTGCTCCGTATAATACATTTATACCAAACTCAGAGGCAGTAATATTACTACCGGAAATATCAAATCCTTTATCTGCTATAAATGGCGTTACAATAACGTCCTTGGTTGTAAATTGTTTGAATGCGCTCATTCATTAGAAGTCTAACTTAACTCTTACAAGTAATTCTTTAGTAAAATCTTTTAATAATGGTCTAGATAATTTAGCTACTGCTACTAATTCTTGATTATTATTATAAAGACCTACTGAAGTGATATATACTTGTGGGTCGTTAATAAATGAATCAAATAAAACAGCTCCTGTAGAACCTGAAATAAATGATGGGTTAGTTGAGTAATTAAATTCATCACTTCTTGCTCTAACAAATACAAAATCTGATGATAATTGTTCGTTTGAGTTTAAAGTCCAACCTGGGGATGATGCTGCTGCTCCTCCTAAATTTAATCTATTAAATAATTTTTCTGGGTTGTTATCAGCCTGATTGGAATTTCGTGTAGTTGCTAAAGCAATACCCCCATCAGCAAAAGTACCTTGTAATGCAGGTCCATTTAATAGTACTGTTCCAATATCTGGTAAGAACCAACCATATGATCCTGAATTTGCAGTCCAACCATTAGCATTTACTCCTGTAAAAACCGTTCCAGCTGAACCAGATACTAAATTATATATTCTACCTGCTTCTGAAAATACAGCTGCTCCACCTAATTTACTATCATCTGTAAGATATAACTCATCACTAGTTCCAGATCCTGATATACATAAAGTCATTACTCCTGGGAGTAATTCCTCTTTATATCCTGATCTTTCAACAGGTAAAGCATAAAAGAATGATGCTGATTGATTACCAAATACAAATGAATTACCTTCATCTCCAATAATTAATGATCTATATTGACCATAATTTGTTCTTGATGGTGAAAATTGATTTACATTAGGGTTATATAGTAAACTTCCACTACCATCTTGATCACAATAAGCAATTGCAAACTGAACTGATCCTGTTGCCGCAGGACCGAAGAATACATTATAATAAAACTGTCCTGTTGTACTTGCTACCTGAACTGATGATGTGTAATACGCCGTTATTGTAGGTGAATTGTTTAACCAGACCGTATTGGTAACATTTTCATTACTAATAAGTAAATCTCTTGGGTCTAATGTTTGAAATGCTCCAGCCATAGTTTATTTTTTTATGATGTTTTAGTAATATTAATTGGAACTTGTAATCTTGCACCTGAATCTCTACCTATTATAGTTAATAAACTATATAATGTAGATGTAGCTGTTCCTACTGTACCAAATAAAGTATTAATTCCTGTTGCTACTAATGTAAGCGAAGTTCCAATTACTGTTTTTGATACATCTGTTCCGTTAGTTGTTGTTGAATTTAAAGTAAGTGCAGCATCTGTATCAATACCTGCTCCTACTATAGATTGAAATTGTGTTGCATTACTTAATGTAAATACATATCCTGATGATTCTACAACTGAATTATTACCTAAATAATTTAATGTTTGTGGGTTAATTGTAGTTTGAGCTGTTTGAGCTAATTTAACTAAACCTAAACCAATGTCAAGTACTGGCATTTTAGCTGTGTCTCTAGGAAGAGTTGCTAATTTATACTTTAACATTTGTCCTTCATCAGGGAATGCTTCTAATAATGGCATATTTTGAATAGCTTCTCCATAAAAAGCTGATCCTGATGGGTTAGTTGGATTATATAAAGTATAATCGATTTCATCATCAGATAAAGCAAATTGTGTTATATTAAAAGAACCATCTCCTCTTGCCAAGAGTTCCCTTCCTTTTGTTGTTAAGATAGCATCTACTGTTACTACCTGATTATTTAAATATCCCATATTAAATGTGTTTTAGTTATAAATATATAATTTTTTAGTTTCTACTCCAAGCTATAATTTAAATTTATTGATTTAGGTGATTATGGAATTGGATCTGGTAGTTCTGAATCATCTCTAAATGCATTTTTCTGTTTTAGTTGGTTAATTAATGTTAAAGCGTTTCTTTTTTGTTGGGGTGTAAAATCATTTGGTATTAAGAACCCACCACCTGATCCTGTTGTTTCACCTATTCCAGTAGTTACGGGTGCTGTTTGATAAACAATTACTCTATCATCAGCATTTACTCTTCTTCTAATTGTAAATGAACCTATTAATCCCCCAACTATATTATATGTTGATGGGTCTGGATATACAAAGATTTTATTTCTAATGTTAGTATTTTGTGCTTGTGATGCCATAGGAACAGCTAAAAAACATTGAGAATTATCACAATATGAAGCAGAAAATTCTCCTTCTACAGGTGCCCCAGGTGATTCTGAAACAGTTGGGACTGACCCACTTATAGCTGTTACAATAAATGTTGCTGTTTCATAATTTTTTCCATCTGTTACTGCTGTTTGTGTATTATTTACAAAAGTACATTCTATTTCATCATTCTTTTTTATTAAAAATGGTATAGCTCCTTCTGAGGCACGATAACCACCTAAACCACTACCTGTAAAGTTTTGACTCCAATAATAAAGACCCTTTTCATTTAAACCTGGGTTTTTAGCAAATGATTGAGACAATGACTGAGGGATTCCTGGTATGATTCTATTTTGAGCTTCTTCAACAATTATGGATCCAGTAAGAGATTGGCTTACACAATGATTCATACTATTTATTATAGCTAATCCAGGACCACTTACATATTGAACACCATTTCCATCATTTCTAAATGGTGCTGACATAAAACCACCAGATCCTCTTAAAAATAAACATTTACTTCCTGTTGCTAAAAATCCATTATTTGTATTAAAACCATTAACTTTTAAAGATGAAGATACTCGAGTAAAATTAGTTGCAGAACCTCCTCCATCAACCCAACTTGATGAATTAAACGACATAGTTTGTGTAAATGTTGGATATCTGAATTGGTCTATGGGTCCTTCTTCTCCTGTTGTTGAAGCCCCTACTGTTAACATTTCTAAAGCTCCTTGAAATACAACATTATCTCCAGTTTTTAATTTAGCATAATTAACTCTATTAAATTTAATTGAATCATATGTAACCGCTACTTTTCTATCTACTTCAAATGTACTTCTAACTTCAGTTAAGTTATTTCCACTTCCATCTACCTTAATAGTTTCTGGGGTTTGGGGTGCTTTTGAACCTAATATACTAGATGAAGGTGATAAAATTAATGAATCAATTTCAAATGTATAAGTTCCAGGAAGATTTAAATTATTAAATGATGATTTGAAATGAGCAAAGTAAATTGGGTTTTTATTAATTACTGCTTGATTAGCATAACTTTCATCTCCTAACCATGATGATTGTGATTCTGCACTTCCACTTAAAGCATTTAAGAATGTAATACTTGATGTTGCAGGAGTATAATTATTATAATCAGCACTTTGTAATCTACTACCTACATATCTAGGGTTAATTATTCTAGTTGTAGTATAATTACTATCTGGTACTTGAGCTTTTTCAGCTGTTCTACTAATAATAGGTAAAATATTTGATGGTATTGCTTCACCATCATCATATTCAACCTTCATAATATAAGTGTTTTTAACACTTGAAGATGCATTATTAATTAATGGGTTGAATGCTGTATTGTAAAAACTAGTTTCATCTGGTGCTGTAGGGTTAAATGCTATAAATTGTGAATTAGCAAATGAAGATGAGTATATACCATTTCTAGCTGTTTCTATTGATGTAATAGTTCCTGATGCTTCACCACTACCTTTTGTTGTTACCCATTCATCTCCATTAGTATTTCCACTACCTCCATCTACTATAGTAAATGTAGAAATAGCACCAGATCCAATAACTGAATCTATTCTAATTATAATACCTGTATCGGGTTCTGCTGCGGTATTATTTTGTAATGCATATTCTTGACCTACTGAAAATCCATTTCCTGCTGAAGCTATATTTAAGGTACCGGCAGCAGTTGAAACAAACCCTGCAGCTGATCCACTTAATGCTCTAGTACCATTTCTACCCATTGAATTTGCAACATATGAATAGCCAATCATTGAATTATCATTAGATGATATTACACCAGCTACTTCATTTAAACTTTGTATAAATCTGCTTCCAGAAACATTTGTACTATCTAAAAATGGTCTACCACTTTGACTAACATTTAAATTAAATGCAAAATCAACATTTTCATTTAACAATGTACTTTCATTATTAACAAGATTTCCTTGAGCATCTATACTATTTTTATTAAATACTAATGCTGATGGTACCCAATTTCCAATATCATGAAAATATGATGATGTAAAAGATGTTCCTAATAAAAATAAACTACCTGTTCCTGGTCCATAAGAGGCAGTAGCAATTGTATTTAGGAAGTTTTGTTGTTTAGTAGCAAATTTACTATAATTAAATGTTAATGCAATTCCTTTTTCATTCCCCGTACCATCACTAACAAGATTTCTAAAACTAGTAGGAGAACCTGCATTTCCTGGTGCAGTCCCAGTACCTACTTCAGCTAATCTCATTGGTCTACCTTTATTAGATTCTGCACCTGGAAATTTATAAGTTACAAATCTTTCTGTTCCTGCAGGAGGATTAGTTTGTAAACCAGTATCACTACCAAAATATCTTTCCACAATACGAGTTCTTCCAAAATACCCTGAGTGAAGTATACCTGAATTTAAATTTCCTAATAACCCTGTAGTAAGAAACTCCCAACCACCTGTTGTAACAGGCATTTGAGACCATTTTATAAGTGGGTTAATTTGGTTAAAACCATATTCGAATGTATTAGTAGCTATATCATAAACTGGTTGAGTCCAAGTTGAATACGCCATATTTTCTAATGGGGAGATATTTGGAAATGGTACTGATAAATCTGATCTAAATTCTCCATTAATTGATGCTAAATCTGCACTAGATCCAACTGAAGGGTTTCTAATTACCCTCATAGGCATTACCATAGCATATATAAAATGATTTTCTCCTGATACATCTGCTTGTTTAATAGCTATTGCTCCTGTATACTGTGTACTTAAATAAGGAGCAAAATCAGTTTCAATTTGTCTCATTGCTGCATCACCTGAGTCATATTCAAATATTAACATTCTCATCCCATATAACTCAGTAGTTGTAATTGGATCAGCTAACCCATTGTCTTGATCTATTATTAAATGGTAAGTTGTGTCTGGTGGAGGTGCAAGTGCAAATGGATTATTTAATAATGACTGAGTAGTTGCTATTATTACACTACCACTATATTCTCCATTATAAAGTTGTTCTTGAGCTCCATTCCATTCTAATACACTACCTGATATTGTTTCCTTTTTTTCAAAATATCCTTGTTGTGAAACTTCATCTCCTATAAATTTACCTATACTTCCTGAATTTTCATCCTTTAAATCACCAAATCTAAGGAATGTATTTGTATAAACTTGATCTTTATCACCCCCAATAAAATTAAAATACAATTGCTCCCTAGGGAAAAATTCCATATATGAAGATGTATACTCAATTGTAGAAACATTACCCACTGTTTCTAATGTTCTATTAAATATTACACCTCTTTCACTTGAAGTTATTTGAAATTTTAATGTTGGATCACTCCCATCTGCTACTCTACTAAGATTCCATTGAACTTTAGATTTTATATGTTTTGTTGTTTCTACAAAACAAGATCCTGGGTTGAAAGCTTCCATCCCTCCTGCTATTTGTAGAGATTGAATATAAGTATTATTAAGATCCATTGTTACTCTAACTGGAGAACCAGTCATCTGGAATCCAGCTTGTATATAATTAAATAAATCGAATTCAGTAGAAGGTTCTGTAGATACTGAAGAACTATAGAAGAAAGATCCTGAATTTGATAAAGGAATTAAAGATGTTGAACCTGTAATTGAAACTGAACCAAATGAAGTAAAATATGTAAAATCTACGGGTGGTGATTTAAATGCATGTCCTCCTGTAAATGTTTGAATAGTTCCTGAATAAGAACCTAAAGGTATATTAGCATTTAATTCTAAATTTTGGAATACATTACGTACATTTAATGTATTAGCTTTCCAAGATGTATCAGTACCTTCAGTACCATATAAACCTGTTCCGTAAACTCCTGTTCCATATACTGCTCCTGTATCTGCATTTGCAGCATTAACTGAACCTGATGTACTAAAAGCTATTGTAGTATTAGGCGTTATTTGTATAGCTGGGCGACGATTACGCTCCAACATATGTTGTTTAATTATAACACCTGTAGTTACACTAGTACGAGCAGGTACATATGATTTAATTGCTTTAAATAATGAATTATCAAAATATTTTATTAATCTTAAATAATCCCAAACATTACCTTCAGTATATTTTTTAAAATAATCTTCTGCTGTTTCTCTTAATTTAGGATAATATGAATCTGAAGATGTTACAAATCTTGGATCTGCAATAGCATCAGAAATTACACCATAACCATAAGTAGCTATGATATCATCATTAACTTCATCTTGGGGTGAAAATCCTACTTCTAAATTATTTGTATCTTCAGTATAACTTTGACTTATTAAATAATTTTGGTCTATACTTATTTGTCTCGATAAAACATCCCCATATGCATCACCACTTTCATCTTGTATTTTATTTGATACCCTATTTCTAATTCCTATTGATGGTTGGTCTAATTGATAAACTTCATAATTAGGTTTACTATAAGTTCTAGTACTTGTATTATCATATACTATCCAATCATAACTAGATGTTAATGAGAAATCTGCTGGGTTTATGAATGAAGCTGTTATTACAGATGGTGCTGACCCTGTTACTGCGGGGTGTGATGAAGATATTTCTGTTACATAATAATTACTTCCTGAGGATGTATATAATTGCTCTAATTCATTTCCTAAAGGTGCTCTAAAATTAACTATATCAAATGATGATTGTGATCCTGTAATTGAATTACCCTCAACTGATTCAGGGTTCATTGCAAAATCATGAAATACCTCTTCACCAATTGCATGAGAATAATATCTAAATTCTTGAAATGATCCTGAGAATATTTTACCTGCACCGTTTGTTATTGCTTGGAATCCATTTGTACCCCCAGATCCACTTTTTACAACACCTACATTTGATCCTGATACATAACCACCTACATAAACACCATCATTTTCTCCTACAGCAAATTTATTCCAAGATTCATTTAATGATTGTGAAGCTCCTGGGGTATTAAGTTGTACACTTACTGATCCTGTCCATCCTATAGTATTACCATCAGCTCCGTTGTATTGGTTATTAGCTGCATATAAAGTATATGTTGTATTATCAGAATTATTACTTGCACTAACATGACTATCTCTTTGAAATAAAATTGTCCACCAACCTTTATTAAAGAATGGTAAATAGATTTTTGATGATTGGATTGTTCCCCCTTCACTTTCAGAACCTGATAGGAAGAATGATAAATTTCCATATTCATAATAATCACTAAAACTAGATCCACTATATGAGCCTGATGGTTGATTATCATATTGTAATGATATAGCCCAATCTACAGCACTATTTTTAGTAGTATTAGATTTTTTAGCTAAAATGGATTGACTATAAAATTGACCACCAAAACTAGAAGATGGAAACCCAGTAGTTTTAAATCTAACTCCTACACCATCTGGGAGTATAAATTCATTTTCTCCAGCTTCAGTTATGTCAGTTAAATAATTTCTGTATAAAGGCTGCCATGGTACTCTAACTGATGAACTTGCTAGATATTGAGTAGCTACAGGTGTATAAGCATAACTAAATCTATTATACCATAAATCATAATCATTACTATTATCTCTATTTTTACCCCCAAACTCATTAATTCTAAGTATTGTATTTGGAATACCCCATATATTAATTAATTGTCTTAAACCTGATATAGTACCTTTCTTTTTAGTAAGATAAGCCATATTATGGTAAAGACGTTTATAAATTTCTTTACTTACTTTATCAATAGCGTAAGGGAATGCTGCTTCAGTAACAGATTCAACATAATCAACAAATGAATATTCTAGGTCCCAATAATTAACAATAGAACCACTATTAACTGCTATATATTTAGTAATTAATTCACTCCCAGTTGGTGGAGTATAAACACCATCATTATAACCTGCTAAACCTATAAAATTATCTTGATTATCATAATTATTACCAAAAGTTTGAAATCCTAAACCTTCAATAGCATCAGCAGCTAAATCTAAAGGTAAACCAGAATCAGGATCATTTGTAGTATTATATCTTTCGCTTAATGCTTTAGTATAAATCCAAACTTCATCAAAGGATTGGCCTACCATGTTAGCAAATGTTAAATAATTTACATTATCCGAGTTATCTACAATATATTGAGGTATAGTATAATATAACCAATTTTGATTATTTTCATCATATATAGATGCTGAGTTGATTATTCCTCCATAATATTGATTATTTTCAACATCACTACCTAACCATGTTAATACTTCAGCTGAACTTGTAGATAATAAATCATAAGGGTAAGACGTGCTTGAACCTGTATTTTTAGGGTAAGCATATAAAGATGAAGTATTATAGTATAAATAAGTTTCATACCCATCAAAATTTTCAATTAGGTTAGTGATATTAGTCTGTAAACTAGCTAAACTTTGGGATATTGCTGATACTCCGGGATTACCAGCTACTGTTGTTTGTATTGAAGTTATATCAGCTTCATATGCTTGTATTTGAGATACTTTTTCGTAAAAATTATTAACTCTTTCTTTTGCTGATGAAAAATTAACAAATTCACTATAGGTGTCATATGAATAATTAGGAGTAATTGCTACACCTTTTTGATTTAAAATATTTAAAACATTATTTAAAGAAGATGTTGCATTAGTATTTAATAAATCTTCTCTTGATTTTAACGTTGTTGAGTTATTAACTAAATCTTGTAATGAAATATTAATATTAGGCCCTTTAATATAATTAGCATTATCAATAAATGATTGTACGTCTTCAACAAAATTAACTTTATAAGCTACACTTTCACCTACTTTAGTTACAACATATAGTTCATCTTTTGTACTAAATTGGGGTGGTAAAGCATCATATAATTTAATTAAGATAGTAGGATCGTCAGTATCTTCAGAAATAACATCTATATTAATAGCTATTTGATATTCATTATTAAATAGACTAATATAAAACTCATCAAAATTAGTTGAAGAATTTAAGAATTCAACTAATGATTTATACCCTACTAACATTGCCGAAGAGGAAATAAAGTTTGATTTAATAGCTATTTCTGTTCTATCTCCTGATATTTCAGATATATAAAAAGTTTCCTCAATGCTTGATCCTAACTCATAATTTATAAAATTATAAGATGTAAATACTTGTCCCGTATCAAACCCTAAATTAAAAGCATTTAATGCTGGGTCTAATGAGATAGCATTTGTTACAGATGATGTTGGGGGTTCTTCAGCTGATCCTGACAGTAATTCATTACCTGGATTTTTACCTGTAGTCCAATCTGTAAAATTATAATTAACACTTGATAAATTTTTATCAGCATCATATACAAAAAATTCTACTAAATTTTCTCCTGGAGTAAATGAACCTGTAATATTTTCACTTGGTATTATTTCTTGATCCTGTAATTCAAAACCATCACTTGATAAAGTACTAGGATTAACAAGTGTGCAAGAAGCACTAACCGGAATAATATTATCGTTATTATTAGTAACATCTGATAATTCGGGTTGTTGAACTGGATTAGATAACTCAATTGAGGATGTAGTTACCATTATAGGAGAATAACCTAACTCAATTTCTTTCTCTTTCCTTCCTTTTTCTTCTCCTAAAGACTCATTGTATACCATCTAATTATTTATTTTAACCAGCTTGAATTTGACTATCTACTGCTTCAGTTGATGAGGCATTTGAATTGAAATTAGCAATAACTTCTGCTATTTCTTGTCTTACTTCTAGATTTTCTGTTCTTAATTCTGCTATTTCTTCCAATAATGCTTCAACTTCTTCTTTTTGAGGAGAATAATTAATATACTCACCACTAGTTTTTACTAAATATAAATGTGAATTTATATCACCATCTTTAGGAATGTCATAAAAAAACTTTTCATATAAGCTCCAAAAATCATCTAATGTAGCCAAACTTAGATCAAAAAACTGAGGATCTAATTCTGATTTTAATTGGGTAAAGTTAGTATTAACTGTTTCATTAAATTTAGCTTTATCAAATACTTGTCTTTTTAAATTTATATTTTTACTTGTACTCATCCTTTAGCTACTTTAAACATTATATTTTCATCAAAAACTTTAGTAGTACCATCTATAGTTGTTTTTACTAAAATTGTATAATATCTTTCAGGTTCTAAGCCATTACAATATAAATCAAAAAAACTTGAAGTAGCATCCGAACTAATTCTTGTATAACTATTATCAAAATCAATTACAAATTCATTTGTTTCAGTGTCTTTAATAGCGTATAATGATTGTGATTCTGGTAAATAATAATTTGTATTATATAATGAAGCAGTTAAAAATACTCTATCAGGGTATTTTGGCATAGCTGCAAATCTTAATCTTGGTATACTTTGAGAATAATAAGTTCCTTGATTATTATATACAGAAATAAAACTTTCTACCTGAGGTAAAATAGTATTTTTAGATGAACCTGTATTAAATGTATAATCATTCCATCTAAACTCTAATTGTGGGGGATATATTGTATTAGTATCAATTGAAAAATATTTAAAAGTTGTAGTTGCATTTTTAGTATTAATAAATTCTACAGATCCTGTATTTTTTACTAAAAATCCTTCATTAGCAAAACCATTAGCACTATTTAAAGAATAACTATACCAAGTTTCAACTGTATTTTTTACATCTACTATTATATCCTTTGTATCTGAATATGTAAATGTTTGAGATTGGGTTACTTCATTTAATGGTGAAGATAAATTTGAACCTGTATACCAATTTCCACCTCCTGTTACACTACCAGAAAAGGAAGCTGTTACATAAATTGGAAATCCATCTGCAGGCCATAAAGTTGATCCTGAGTAATCTACCCAATTCCAACTTGTACCATTTTCAACTTTTGGAATATCATTATATCTTCCTGTTCCCATTCCCCAATTTCCTGATATTGGGTAAAATTCTAATTTTTGATCTAAATTTAAACCTGTTACTATAGCATGAAAATTTCTAAAATATGCTGTCCATTCAGATTTCCCAGTTCCTATTTTTGTTGATATTATATTTGTAATTTCACTAGTTGCAAATTTTACAAGATATCTACTAACTTGAGGTTGGGAATCTTTTAAATATGTTGATGCTTCTAAAATTTCATCCCTACCCGTATTTTGGTTTGGGAATTCAGTATATAATGTAGCATCTTTTTCAGGAAATATTTTATATATGGCCATATCTTATAATTTATCTAGTTTTGATTTTTGTTCTATGATGTAATCCATATAAGTGTTATCAGGGGTATAAGCTGAAAGGGTTTGATTTTCAACGTCTTTACCTTCTCTATTTTTTAATGGTGTTCCACTATTTGGAGAGGGAGTAAAATTATTATTTTTACTTGGATATTGTGTTAATTGATATGTACCATCACTTCCAACTGTGTTATATTGATTTGTAGCATTAGTTCTATTTGGTCCACCCGTTGCTCCTTGTTTTGTTCCTGCTTCATCTGATGCTATATCTAAGGCTGTTACTTTTAATGTTCCTAAATCTGAAACATCTCCTCCGGGTTCAACTGTTACTAATGATGATTTTTGATTCCCTTCTTGTACATAAGGTTCTGTTGGAGAATATTTAGATGAGAATCCCCCATATTCAACACCATTTATCGTAACAGGATCAGTATTAATAGGACCTCCTAAAGGAGCTTTATTTTCTAGATCTAGATTAGTTTGATTAAAACTATCTTTTAATGATGTTCTTTCTCTTACTCCAGGTTTTGTATCTGTAAGTGGTTTTATATTTGGTATTGTATTATTTCCTGTTGCCATAATTTAAATTTTATAGTGGTACTACTCTACCTTTAATGTCAGTATTAGGGTATTTAACTTCAAAAATCATAGGATCTATTGATGGATAAACTACATCATTAATAGTTGCTCCTGGTATGTCATAAGCATAAGAACTATACCCTAAAGCTTCTCCTGATAGATTATTTATTGCTACATTTTTAACTGTTTGAACACCTTCTACTTTATCTAATAAAACATATAAATCAGAAAATAATATTGGTTGGTTAATTTGCCATTTATCTAAATCAAAATAATCATTTAGTGAAGTTATACATTTAGTAATAGTTTCATTATTATTAAAATTTGGTAATACTATTATATCAAATACTACTTCTATGTTTATAATAAAAGCATCTTTTAATTTAATAGAATCATTAATCATTCTATATTCTGCTAAATAGGTTGCTAAATTTCTTTTAATTAATTTTGAAGCTGTTCTTAAATTACTATTAGCATCATATGTTAAAACATATAAATCTAAAATTGTGGGTAATTCACCTGGTTGGTATTCTCCTATTTTTGCAGGAGCTGCATAAGCTTTTGCTATTGTACCTAAATTAGAAGGCATTGATAATGCTCTAATTAAATAATCTTCTTTAGTTACTGCTCTTAGTTGGTTTTGAAAATTACCTACAGCATTTAATCTTAATTCTTCTACTGTATCTCCATCTTGACCACCATCAGCTGCTAAAGCATTATTTGATGACACAGAAGCAAATATTTGATTAGCTAAAGCTGTGTCTGCCAGGTTTGGATTTACAAATTTAAAATTAGTATCATCTAAAACTGATAATACTCCGGCTTCTACATTTGAAGTAACACCCCCACCAGTTAAATATCTAAATGTTAGTGTTGTGTTATAAGGAGCAATTCCATAAGTATTTGTAAATATAAAATTTAAAGGAGAAAAAGCTGTTGTTAATTGATCTCTTTCAAATGATAAACCTAAACCTACATTATCTGGGTTAGGAACAATATTTTCATCATTAGATTTAGTTGAACCTGCTCCAAATTGAATTTGTAATGAACCTGAGTCTAAAAACCTAGTTACAAACCTTCTTTGAACTTGTTTTAATTGTAATAAGTATGGAGCATCTTCTTCTAGATTATATGTTGGGTCATTAGTATTTGTGTTTCTAATGCTATTAAACACGTTTTCTTGCGCCATATTTGGTACTTCATACCAAGTATTGTTATCTGTATCTACGCAGTCTAATACGCCTATAATATTAGATGCCTGTATTGTTCTAGTATCAAATCTTTCAGCTGCTGTAAATGTAAACTCTTGGGTTTGGATAGTAGCTGATATAGCCTTTCTTGTCTTTTTTAATAAATAGTATGTTGGATCTGTTCCTGATATCTGATATACTGATACTGTTGTTGGGTCTAAAGATCCTGATGCTGAGAAATCTATTACATCTTCAATTAAAAATTGTTGGGTTGCATCTAAATTAGATGTTATTGAAGTATTTTCTGGGATTATCATAGCATAATCATAATCCGGTACATACTCTCCGTTTATTTGAATTGCAGGTATTTGCTGATAGAAATCAATATTAACACTAGCAACTGTTGTTACTTTAGGTTCATAACCTAATAAGTAAGCCATTTGGTATAAATTTTCTTGCTGTCTAGCTTTTTGAATAAATGTTTCTTGTATTTGATTATCTAAATAAAATGATAAAACATCACCTACATAAGAAGCCATTTCCATAAATAGCATACCTGTAGAGGTATCAGTAAAATCATTAAATGTGTTAGGGAAGTAAGTCTTAGAATAGTTAATTAAAGCATTTCTAAACTGGTTAAAATCCCTATCAATATATCTTATGTCTCTTTTTAAATCGGCCATTATTGTAGTAATATGTTTATTTCATCAGTTATACCAAAATTTTGAATAGTATACGTTAAAGTAAAATTTATTGTATTATCATCTGGTTGGTTATTAAATTGTATTTCAGCAATTGTAACTTGTGGAAAATAAAGAGTAATATCATTTTGTATTCTTTCTTTAAGTTCATCTGTAGTTCTATCTAATATATTTTCAAATACTAAAGCTCTTAAATTAGCTCCAAAATTAGGATTAAATACTCTTTCACCTAAATTAGTTAATAAATAATTAATTAAATTAGATTTTGTTTGTTCTCTAGTAGTAAATGTAGGATTAAAAACAGCAGGACCATTAAAAGGAAGAGAAAACCCTACCGCTTTTCTAGCGACTGAATCAATTGGGTATTTACTCTGTATTATTCTTGCCATTATTATTTTTTCATTAATCCTGCTATCATTGACATATCAACTTCACCTGTAGGTAATGTACCATTACTTGAATCATAACCTGCTTGAGGTTTAAACCCTTGAGAAACATTATTAGTAGTAAAAGATGCTGCTGTGTCACCTAATATATTTTGATATGCCGTTCTTTTTTCTTCAGCACTCATTTGAGGTTGTGGGGAAGAAACTGGAGTTATATTTTCCATTACTGGAGGGGCTTGTGTTATAACTTTAGGAGTCTTAACAGCTTCCAGTAAAATATCTTTCAATTCTTCTTGAATTGCTTCTTTTACCGCTTCTTTAATTAGCGTTTTTAATTGTGATGACTTCATTTTTTATTATAAATATTATGTTTATTAATTTTTATTGCTCCAATCGCAAATAAGTTTTACCATTTGCGGTTGTGTTGATACCATATTGGTGTAATACTCGTAATTTAAATGTATATTCCCCAGGTTCATTATAAGTAAATCTTTTAACATATTCTTCATCATATGCTGTTGCATAAGTTATAGCTAAATCTGGGTAGGTATAATTATTAAGTGATTTTAGTATATCTGGGGTAAATTCTACTCTTGCTTCTGCTGGCTGGTTTTGATTTCCACTACCAAAACTAAAATTAGTTCCTGTATCTACTACTATTTCTATAGATTGAGAAAGATTAGTAGTTACAACTTTACCTGCTATTACATTTAAAACCCCACTATTTATATTTGTTGGGATGATAATTTTTTTAGTTTCTGTTCCATTTTCTTTTAAATTCTCTGCAATAAATTGAATTGGAACTAATGGTGATGGAGGGGGTAATGAAGCAGTATTTAAGGTTGAACTTAAACCAGCATTTTCACCCAATGTGTTTTCTCCTATTCCTTGATAATTAAATCTAAAGTTTGCATTTTGATCAAATGTTCCTGAGGTATTAAATTCTGGGTTGTTTTGTTTATACCAATTAGTATCTAATTGTTCTATAACAAATCTAACCTCATCAATTAATACAGCTACTGATGTACTATACGAATATTTTTTTCCATATAAATTATATACAGTTATTCCCTTAAAAGGATTACCACTATATTTATTTAAATTTTCAGCTTTAATTCTTCTTTGGGGAAAAGTAAAATCATTATTTGGATTATACTCTATTGTTAATTTCCAATCTTTATTAGGGAAACCTGATTTTTTATAAAATAAAGGATTATTGGAGTTTGGATCTAACCTATCAAGTAATAATTTATCATCTGCTATATTTAACCCTGTATCAACACTAGCACCAGATGAAGCCGCTACATTTCCTATTTGATTCATTAACCAATTTAAAGCACTTGTAGCATCTGATAATGTCCATGATACAGGTACAGTTTCTGGTATTGGGGGAATATTAAAATTAGGTTCAATTTGAGAACCATAATAATCACCTTTATAAGTAACCTGATCACCTATATTATATTCTACATCCTTACTCCATTCTAAATCATTTAACAATGCTTCAATGCATACATTTAAAACCCCATCTAAAGTTGCTAATTTATTTAATACAAGTTCAGCTGAACTAGTAATTGTTTTTGCTACTGGTGGGACTATTTTAAGTGATGCTTTTGCTCCTTTTACTAAATCCCCTAAAGTATCTAATGAATCAGCTAATAATGTAATAACATTAATAGGAATACCAACACCTGGGGGAAATGATGTTGGTAATGGGATTGCTTTAATAATTTTAACTGCTGTTCCTACAGTTGTAACAATTGTTTTAGTAGTATCAACTATTGAGTTGACTTTTGAAAATTCTCCTAATACATTAGATAAGGCAGATTGAATTTGGTTTTTTTGTCTAACTATTTCTAATAATTGATCTTTAGGTGGACATGCTTCTGAAAATTTTTCAATTAAGTCATCAACCGCTAATTCAAATTTAGCAGTGTTTTTTATAGCTCTGGTGGTAGATTTTACTAATAATTTTCCTAGTACCGACATTGTTATTTAGATTTACTAACCTTTGATTTATATTGAGTTATTTTATTTAACATATTTTGGGCTTTTACTAGTGTTTGTGTTGCAGGTGCAGGAATAGCACCATTAATTGCAAAAGGTGGTCCTGATCCTATAGGAGTACCTAAAGCACCACATAATGATATTAAAGATGATAATAATTTTTGAAAGTCATTTAAAAACTTATCACCTAAAATAACAGGTTCTGTTGCTCCTTTATCACCTAAATATATTTCTTTAGATGCTATAATTGTTTTGGGTGTATCTACATTAAAACTATTTATTGAGTTTAAATTAATTGTATCGGAAGATGAAAGTAAAATATTATCATTTTTTGAATTAAATAATAATCTACCAGAGTTAATAATTACTTGTTCTCCTATAAATTTTGGGGGTGCTTCAGGTGATGAATCATATGATTTATAGTTTTTACTAGCTACTTCAATTGGAATCTCTTGTGTTGAAGTTAAATAAATACTAGATAAATCTGTATTTATATCTTCAACTTGTGGCACCCACGGTTCACTACTGTCTTCATGTTGACCATTTTTTAAAATTGTTATTGGGTCTCCATCTTCTCCAGATTTTGACCATGAATTAGGAATCTGTGCTCCTTGTAAAGTTGACCCAAATCTAAATGATTGCCCCCATCTACCTTGGTATATTAAATCTCCTGCATATGGTTGTAAATTTCTTACTTCTAATTTTTCTTGAAAATCATCTCCTAAATCAATTTCAGTACCACCATCAGTTACTCTTCTTACAGCACCTGCTTCTGTTTGTTGATAATCTGCTTGTTGAGAATCTGGATTTGCACCCCCAAATATTGGGTCTGGTATAGCATTGTGATGAGTACTATTCCATATATTAATAGCTTGAAAATAATAATATGCTAATTCATTTACATCAGCTTGAACATTACTATTAGGTAAAGCCATTATGTAAACTAATTCATTAGGTAGTGGTATATTTGAATTATTAGGAAATAAAGGTCTAGCAAAATTATCAGTAGTAAATTGAGGGTTAGCATTTGGTTGATTTAATCTATCAAAGAAAATACAACCAATAGAACTCCATTCCCCAAAGTTTTTAAACACTTTACTTTGGGTTTTATCATCTACCATTGCAAATTTTACCCTTGCAGGAAAAATATTTGCTCTAGTTTTTCTTTCTGCTGATTTATCAGCAAATGATGCTAGAGATTTTGCTAATTTTGGCATATTTATATTTATTTATCTAATTGAAGTTTATCCATTTCAGCTAAAAGTTGATTTTTTTCTTCATCTGTAATGCCTAATGTATCACCATCTCCTTCATTTTGAAGTACTCTTTGTACTATAGTTGCCATCTTTATTAATGCATCATCATTTTTAACTCCAATTTCCATATATTCTTTAATAAGTGGTACTATAAGAGTAGCATCACCTATTTCTTGAACTAATGGCTTTAATTCAGATATTAAAGCTACTACTTGAGCGTCTCTCTTTTTTTGATTTTGGTAAATTTCTTCCAATATATCGGAAAATGATTTTTTACCAAAAACTAATGAATCTAATTGTCCCATAATTTTTGGTTATAAATATATATTTTTAAAACTATTTTGGAGGAAAATATCCGTGGTCTAAATAAAATAAATATTTTTCTTTAAAAATACCATATAATTTATTTGCTATTTTAGTTATTTTTGGAGTTTTTACATCAACCATTTCACGTATGTAGATATATAATGCTTTTTTATTAAAAACATCTATAGCATCTCTTTTTCTAAATAATTCTAAAATTGCATCAGCTATAGTAGCATCATTTCCTTTAGGGAATAATTCATATATTCTATCTGTACAATAATTTACATATTGGTCTACAAATAAAGATAAACGATCTTCATATTTATAATCTTTAGGTATTTTAGAATTTGTATAGTTACTAAACTCTTCAACATTAATTACATGAGAAACATCATCCTCTACTCTTTTAGATGTAATAAAAGCAGGATCCGTAGTATCTAATTGTGAATAGTGGTTTAAATCTGATATAGAAATGTTTTTAATTTTCTTCCCATAATTTTTTTGGTTGTAAACTATTAACCATCTTTTAACTATAGTACCAAAATAAGAATATGCTTTAGCTCCATTAGTAGGATCAAATTTATGTATCTTAGATAATAAAAAAGTTATTATTTCATGTTGGAGGTCTTCTAAATTTTCAACACCATCAGTATAATAAAATTTAAAAGTATGAATTATGTTTTCTGTTAACTTGTAAAATGCCCAATGAATTTTATTTTGGTATAAGTCACTTCGTTCTTCGGGATTAGAAGAGCGATTGTAACTAACAATCGCGGCTTCTGTTTCTTTTGAAAAATATACTCTACTTTGTTTTTGTGCTTTATGCTTTCTTATTATCTCATCCATTATTTAAATTTTTTCAATTGAAATTCATTTAGAATTTCTTGTACTTTTTTAATTTGTTTGAAGAAAAAACCTATCTCATCATCGGATTCAAATGA